TAATTACTTGTATTAGTATTTAATAAATTATAATTTATTAATAAAACATTTGAAATATTACTTGCATAATTGCTTGTATTTGTAATTATAACATTTGATATATTACTTGCATAATTGCTTGTATTTGTAATTATAACATTAGAAATATTACTTGCATAATTAGATGTATTTGTAATTATAACATTAGAAATATTAGATGCATAATTGGAAGTATTTGTAATTATAACATTAGAAATATTACTTGCATAATTTGATGTATTTGTAATTATAACATTTGAAATATTAGAGGTATAATTAGATGTATTTGTAATTATAACATTAGAAATATTACTTGCATAATTTGATGTATTTGTAATTATAACATTTGAAATATTAGAGGTATAATTAGATGTATTTGTATTTAATAAATTATAATTTATTAATAAAACATTTGAAATATTACTTGCATAATTACTTGTATTAGTATTTAAAGAATTATAATTAATTAATAAAACATTAGAAATATTGGATGCATAATTTGAAGTAATTATAATATTAGATTGTAAATTATTTGATGAAGATAATAATGTTGAATTATAAACTATATTATCTGATAATCCAGATATTATATTACTATTTGTTCCAGATGAACTATCTATAATAAAATCCATACTATTAATATAAAAATACATTATTAATAAATATAAAAATTCATAATAATAAGAATGGATTTAAAAGATTTATTACCACTATTTAATGCTGTTTTTATAACAGATGTATTTTTTATGTTATTATTAAATATTGGTATTATAAATTCTAAAGTTTTAAAAGATTGGTATAAAACATATAATTTATCAGCTGTTATTGCAGATGTTTTTATAATAGTAATAGTATTATTAATTACAAAAAAAATTTATTATTATATTTTTAAAGAATATTCATTAATTAAATTTATAATACTTGCATTAATTATACAAATATTTCATGATATTTTATTCTATATTCTGATTACTATAATACCAAAAGGTTCAAATAGAATGATTGATACTTTTAAAGATTATGCGAAAGAAGTATCATATGGTGCAATAATTGGTGATAGTTTAATGATAATTACGGCATGTATTTTATTAAATTATTTTGAAAAAATGAATACAAATACAAATATAATAATATTAATAATTACAATGTATATTATGCCATATATTTTAAATAATTAAATGACAAAAAATTACTTCTTTGCCATATATTCCTCCCCTCCGTTTAATAATCACCCCATGACTTCTCGAAACCTTCCTCACCCAACTTTGCTATCTCTCCCTTGATTTTCTGGACCTTCTCTGCCTTCAAAAACGCTTTCCTTATTTTCTTCCTTGCCTCTATAGTGAATGTATGTGCAAAGCCGCATTCCACTTCATAACAGAGACAATTATGCCAACAAAGTTTTGTTTTCTTAGGGTTTGAAGGTTCCTTCAAATCTGCAATTTCGGGCAAATCCTTGATGGCATCATTTATCAACTTACATTTGGCTTCATTGTGATGAAGCGGCTTGAACGAAGAAGAGACACGAACAGAGGTTTTAGCGTTGCTGGACATTGCTTGACACTATCAAATAATCGAATATTCTTTTGTTTGACAGGGTAAAAATAATTATAAATGAAAGTATCATTTTTTATAAGAATAGTTAAATATTAATACAAATTTATTTTAAATATGAATTTCTTTTAAATAATCATATGTTTCTATAGTTTCAGTGGTAATTATACAATAACCAACAGGAGCTTCAGAATTATTATGAATATTATTACAATCTGGATGATTTGAATCATAACAAGGCATATAAATTTTAAATTTATCTTTATTTTTAATATAAGGAGTTATTCTTTCAATTGTAAAACCATCGCCATCATTTCTAAATTTATTATCATATGGTATGCGAAAATCATCAATAAACATAGTAAATTTTAAAAAATTTTGTGTGATATAATCAATTTCATCATATAAAGGACAATATTCATAAAAATGAGCATCAATCCAAAATACAATATTTTTATCAAATAATGAATCATCATTATAAAGTTTATTTAATTGATATAATCCAAATGGAGAACATATTAATTCTGTTTTTAAATTATCAAGTTCTCCAATATTATTTTTTGCTAAATCAAAAAAATGTGAATTATTATCACATGAATAACATTTAACATTTGTAAAGTTTTTAGCAACAAAATATGAAGTATATCCCAAATATAAACCAGTTTCAATAAAATATTCTGTTTTTTCTAAACAATTTAACATAATTCTCATCATAAATAAATCATTATGGAAAGGATTTACAAATACATCAATTCTTTTATCAAATAATAATTCATATTCTTTATTATTATAAGTATATTTATTAAGCATTTATTGAAACGTCTAATGATTAAATCTTTATATGAGTATATATGGGAAGATTATCATAATATTGATGATACACCGTCAATTATTCCAAATCATCCTAATTTTTATGAACATAAACATGACCAAAGTTTATTAAGTTTATTAGTAAAAAAAAATAATTTAATATTTAATATTAGTATTGATAAATGCATTTATTGGAGAGAAATGTATAAAATGAATATTATAAATAATGATTGGAGTGCATTTATTTAATAATATAAATCATAATTTGTTTCTATTGAATTTAAATTTAAATTTTTTCTAATTTCTAAGATAAGTTTGCTGTAATTTCCTTTACCTTGGATAAATAATTTAGATTTTATAGCACAACATAAATCTATATCATGATTATTTGAATTAAAATGAATGGCATTAAATCTAGAAAGACAATCATTTAAATATTTATCAGATAATAATTTACATTCATCATATTTATCCATATCAAAAGTACTATCACCATAATGAGATTTACCAATAATATAAATATTTTTATAAGGTTCTTTAATAGAAGAAATAATAGATTGTAAATAATTAATATCTAATGGTCTTTTACTAATTTCAAAATTATTTAAACCTGCAAGCACATCACCCAATCTAATATGAATTACAATACTATCTTGAATATCAGATGGAAATAAATCAGAATTATTATTAATAAAATTACTAACAATTGATGTTATATGTTTAATATTATTTTCAATTTTATTAGTAAAAATAGTAGTAGGTAAATTTAATTTAATATATTCATCTCCGAATGAATTTGGATGTTCTAAACATAATTTTTCTTTTTCATTTTCAGTTAAATTAGATAATATAACTAAATCACCTAATCTATAAGATGATAAAATAGGATTTGACATAATGACCAATAAATATATAAAGAAAATATTATAATTTCTTTATATATTTATTGGTATATTTTTAATAAAAAACAATGAAAACAAAGGAAAATTAAATAATGGAAATATTTAATTATATTTGGATTTAGAATATAAAATAGTATTAGAATAAAAAAAATATTAGACATCTTGGAAGTTTACTTGATATAATAATGAATAAAATAACATAATTAAATGACAAAAAATTACTTCTTTGCCATATATTCCTCCCCTCCGTTTAATAATCTCCCCACGACTTCTCGAAACCTTCCTCCCCTAATTTCTGTATCTCTCCCTTGATTTTCTTGACCTTCTCCGCCTTTTTAAACTCCTTTCTTATCATCTTCCTCGCCTCTATAGTAAATGTATGCGCAAAGCCGCATTCCACTTCATAACAAAGACAATTATGACGACAAGTTTTGTATTTTTGAGAGTTATATGGCTCCTTCATGTCTGAAATTTCGGGCAAACTCTTAATGATGTTTTCGATCAACTCACAATTCTCTTTAATATGATGAAGAGGCTTAGAGGAGTTGGATGAAACACGAACAGCAGTTTTGGCGTTGTTGGACATTGCTTGACACTATCAAATAATCGAATATTCTTTTGTTTGACAGGGTAAAAATAATTATAAATGAAAGTATCATTTTTTATTAAAATACTTAAATTTTAAAACAAATTTATTTATTCTAATGGTTTTGATAAACCTTTATCTAATTCTTTAGAATGAATATGAAGATTATTTATTAATAACCATTTATTATTAATTGTATCTAATAAATAAGGAACTAATAAACCATCATTATTTTTTTCCCATTTATAAATAATTGTATCATCTAATTCATTTATAAATAATTGTAAAAGTGGACTTTTATGATATCTATCTCTTCCTATTAGTTTAATTCCATGTCCTGCACCATCAAATACTGTATCATTAAATTTATTATAATTTAAATGACATTCTATATTTATATCTTGTCTATTAAAAAACACAGGCAATAAATATAAATCTTTATAAATTTTATTATATGCATATAATGCTTTCATTTCTGTAATGGAATAATATTGATATCTATAATTAATATTAACTATAAATTCATTCATAAAATTAATTATTTTATCTAATCCATTTTTAACATACATATAACCAATACAATAATTATTTTTATCTGTAATCATTGCTGTATAATCTCCACATTCTCTGAATTTATCTAATAGTGAATATGGATTATTATAAATTAAATTATCAATTTCTAAAGTTAAAACATCTTTTAAATTTAATTTTTTAATTAAATTATTAACTAGATATAATCTTTCATATGAACGTATCATTAATAATTCTCTACCTTTTAAACCTTCAATATATGGTGCTTCCCAATGATGTTTATAGTTATTAAATAAATTGATAAAGTTATTATCAATAACATCATTATAATTAATAATAATAACTTTATAATCATTAATTAATTTTGGTAAATATTGTGAATTTAAATCATCAAAAATTAAATAAATATCATCTGTAAAAAATAATCTTGCTTGATAAATACTATCGATTGTATAATCTGGTAAAGTTCCAATAAATGAATATATTAAACTCATTTTAGGTTTATCATTATTATTAAAAATTTCTTTTTTTAAATTATCAAAATCTAAAATTGTATTATCAAAATCATAATATGTAAGTTGCATTCCTATTAAATCAGACCAATCATTTAATATTATCATTGGTAATTTATATTTATTTTTAAGAATTTGAACAAATGGATTATCTAATACTATAGGTATTACTTTAAAATAAAAACATTCCCATAATCTATGACTATCAACACCATTACCTTCTGGACAAATTGCAAATTTAAAAGTTGCTAAATAATCAAAATATTCTTCTTCTGTTTTTTTATCAGAAATAAGGATATAACTTCTCAATTTCTGATAGCAATCATTTCGTTTATTATAATTAGTTTCTAACGTAAAATAGAAATATATATCATTTATTTTTTTAATATTATCTAAATTATTAATAGTATTCATAATTATTTTATTATTTCCATGTTTCCATTGAGTATTTGCAAATCCAATTGGTAGCATTTCTATTTTAGGATGATTAAACATAAGATTTTGCGAAAACCATTTTATAATTTTAGGATGATTTGCAATATATTTATATAATTCATTATCAATAATATTTGTATCACTATTATGAGATACTAATATAAATTGATTATTAAAAAAATCTAATTTTTCTTTAAAAATATTTAAATCATTGCTGCATGTATAAATAAATTTTGGATTATCAAAATTAGAATTAATAGTATTAATATCTAATGCTTTCGGATGATTTATAGTTATATTAGGATTATAATTAAGATTATATTGTGTAGTAATGAATAAATCTGTTTCTAATTGTATTTTTTCTCCACTAATATAATTTTCATTATTTAATATCATAATTTTTATTTAAAGATATTATTTAATTGCTTAAATAAAAAATCATAAATCTATATCTGGATTTCCTGAATTAAAATGAATTCCATTAAATTCTCTTATAATATCATTTAAATATTTATCAGAGAATTTAATATATTCGTCATCATATCTATTCATATCAAATGTACTATTACTAAAATGATATTTTTATATGGTTAAATAATTGATGAAACAAATGATTTTAAAATATCTATTTCAAAACTATTTATACCTGCTAATACATCTCTTAAATAAACATGATGAATTACAATACTATCTTCAATATCTTATGGAAATAAATAAATTTAAATGTTCTAAACATAATCTATTAAATTAGATAATATTGATGAAGACATTATATTTAAGGATTATTTATTAATGTCTTTAAATCATTTATTAATATATTTATGGTAATTTTGAATAATACTTAAATATTAGTTTATATATGAAGTGATTAAATAAATAAATCATGAAAATTTATGAAATCCATTTAATTCTAAATAAGTTATAATATCTAATAATTTAATATTATTATCAATATTAGTACCTCCATATTCAAACAGTATTATTTTTATATTTTTTAAAAAATCTTGAAAACCTTCTAAAACTTGTAATTCATATCCTTTTGTATCTATTTTTTTAAAAATCAATATATGATTTAACTAATTATGAATATATGTTAATTTATTATATTAAGTCATTTATAAAATATAAAGAAATTAAAAATAATTATGATGTATATTCATATAAAATTATACAAATATAATAAAAAGAATATAAAGGGATTTATAATAAATCTTTAAATATATTATTAATGATTTAAAGAGAATTAATATGAATTATTATTCTATCATCTTTTACAAAACTACTATTTAAATGATAAATTTTATTAATTCGTGATTTAATTATATTTATTAATAATATACTAACTATAATGGATGAAAAAAATAATAAATGACAAAAAATTAATTTTGCCATTATATATCCTCCCTTCTGATGACTGTTTTTAATAATCACCCCATTCCTTCTCGAAACCGTTCTCCCCCAACTTCGCTATTTCATTCTGGATTTTCTCCTTCCTTACTTTTGCTTTCGTTTGCTTTTCAAACTCTTTCCTTATTTTCTTTCTTGCCTCAATCGTGAATGTATGCGCAAAGCCGCATTCCACCTCATAACAGATGCAATTATGTCTACAAGTTCTGGTTTTTCTAGGGTCGTATTGTTCCTTCAAATCGCTGATTTCGGGTAAACCCTTGATTATGCTATCTATCAACCCGCAATTAGCCTCAATATGATGATGAGGCTTAAAGGTATTGGACGAAACACGAGCAGAGGTTTTGGCGTTGCTGGACATTGCTTGACACTATCAAATAATCGATATATTCTTTTGTTTGACAGGGTAAAAATAATAGTAAAAGAGAATATCATTTTTTGTTTAATTAGTAAAATTTTAATACAAATTTATTTTTAAATATATAAACATTTATTTTTAAATATATTTATTTATGTATGATAATATAGGAATAGTTGGTGTAGGTAAGTTAGGAATTTGTTATGCTATTATTTTAGCAAAAGCAGGATATAAAGTATATATTTATGATGTAAATATAAATATTTTAGATAATATTAAAAATAATACTTATAATTATTATGAACCAGGATTAAATGATTTAATATCAGAATTCAAATCAAATATTATTTTAGTATATAATTTAAATGATATTTATAATAATTGTAATATAATATTTACATATATTCAAACACCATCATTAGAAAATGGTTTATATAATCATGAATATATTAATAATTTTATAAATGAAACATTAAAAATATAATAATAATTTATTAGTATAATATAGAATTATAAATATTATACTAATTTAGCAATAACCATTATATGCTATCCTAATTCTGGTTCTAATTCTTTTATCTTTCCAATATTTATATTAAAGATGAATATTTTTAATATCATCAAAATTATAAATATGTGTCATTGGACAATTAGATTGTGCTTCTGATTGATTTGATACTAATTTAAATCCTTCAGATAAATCTTTAATATTATTTTCTAACATTAACCAAAATAATTTATATGATATTTTTGAATAAACCATAAATCTAAATTCTCCATCATTTTTCAATAAATTAAATATACCATTAATAACATTTTTTTAGTACTATTGTATGATATATTACTCCAAATGAATATATTAAATAAAATTTTTTATCTTTAATTAATTCATTTAATATTTCAATATTACTACAAATAAAAGTTACATTTAATCGATAAATTTCAAATCTTTTTTTACAATTATTTAATAAAAAGTCTGATAATTCTAGTATTGTTAAATTAGCACATGCTCTTGCAAAATTTATACTATCTGTTTCAATTTCACAACCTAATTCTAATACTTCTTTATCTTTCCAATTATTAAAATAAGCAAAATTAATTATATGAGGTTCTATAAAATATTCATTTGTATTTAAAGGAAATGATGAATAATTAATATTAACTTATATATAAGATTTTTAAAATAAATAATTATAAATGAAGATATTTGTGATTCATTATAAAAAATTAATAGATAGAAAAAAACATATTTTAGAACAATTTGAAAAATATAATATTACTGAATATGAATTTATTGATATTGATAGAGATGAATTAGATGGATATGATTTAACTAAATTTGAAAATCTCCCAAATTCTTTAATAGCAATTGGATTAAGTCATTTATATGCATATAAAGAAATTAAAAATAATTATGATGAAGCACTTATTTTAGAAGATGATGTAATATTATGTGATGATTTTATGACAGTTTTTAATAATTATTTGAAACAATTACCAAAAGATTATGATATGTGTTTTTATGGTTCTTGTTATCATTTACATATCGAACCTCATAATTTAATACCTAATAAAAATATTTATGAAAAATCACTAGAAAATGGTTCAACAAGAACATTACATTGTTATATGATAAGTAAAAAATGTGCTATAAAAGTATGTGATTATGTTGATAATATTAAATCTAAAATAAATTTACCAGCTGACATATGGATGAATAAAATAGCAATAGATATTAATTTAAAAATGTATTGGGCAGAACCAACAATATCAATGCAAGGCTCTGATTTTGATGTAAGGGTATTTAATAAATCATATACATATCAATAGTATATCATTTATTAAAAAATAATAAAAAAATGATTTAGTATTAAGTTTATATATAATTAAATGTAAATATTTTTATATTAAGAATTATTTTTATTGATGATATTATAATATGAATTATAATATTATTAAGCGAAATGGATATGGCTCAAATTTTAATATATTATATATAAATGATGATAAAAATATAATTAAAAAACAAACAATTAATTTATATGGTATGGAAAAAATTAAATGTGAAATTAATTTTTATAATTTTATTAATACTAATAATATTAAAATAAAAATACCAAAAATATATTATACTTCATATAATATTATTATTATGGAATATATAAAACAAAATAAATTAAATATTGATTATTTTGATATTATTTTAAATCAAATAATGATATTACATTCATTTAATAATATTAGTATAAATAAAAATTATTATAAACAATTATTAT